GGAGAAGAGGAAGAAGACTTTAAAACATATGGACAGTTTAAAAAGTCCGAGAGATTTTTTGATCACTTTAAGGAGAAACTTGTACCTACGTCTAAATTTGAGGTGCTAGCAGTCGACGGTAAACCCGTACATGCACATAAGAAGATAATTAATAACTCATTCGATATTGATCTTACTCGATGGAAACATTTAGGGGAGGCAGAATCAATCTGTAAAAAGATCCATTCTAAGTATTCTCCCGATTTTTATGTGGTCTCTCTGCTTGAAGCAAATGGCCAACTTTACCTAGATTCGATAACTAGAAACATTGACCTCACCCCAGTACAGAGTGTAAGGTTATACGAGGCAGCCTATCGAAAATATTATGAGACTGATTTGCCTTACTGGTTTAGAAAAAAGGTTTTTGAGGATCACGTAAAGCCATATTATATCAAGAAGTACTATGATTCTCTGCTAATTAAGCCGACTGGTACAATCGACTATGAAAAATACTTAAACTAATGCTGATCATTAATTGTAAGGGTAAAAAGATAGAGTGGGTTCTTAAGAAATACAGACAACGAGTAGACTCTACTGGACAGTTGGATGAGCTTAGACAGAGAAAGGAGTTTGAAAAACCAAGTGTCAAAAAGAGAAAAATAAAGCAGAGAGCGCAATATAAATCTAAAAATAACGATGCTAAGATTTAAAGACTTTTTAAACGAGCGATGGGGCAAAGACATGTTACCTAAAGATAGAAGAGCGGCTGGCGTAGCAATCGTTTGGGAAAACCGAATACTTTTGGTCCATCCAACAAATTCTTCCTGGAAAAAAGCAACATGTGGAATACCCAAGGGAAAGCTTGAACCTGGTGAGGATCCAGTGTCTGGTGCTCTTCGTGAGCTTGAGGAAGAGACAGGAATAGTATTGGACGAGAGCCAGCTTGACCCGGAATCGAATAGCGTTGATTTCTATAATGCAAAGGGAGAGCCTGATGGGTCCTTAATCTATTTTGTATGTACAATATCTGATCTTGCTGAAATAGGTCTGGATTCAGATCGTGTGCCTAAGGGCCAACTCCAGCTAGAAGAGGTGGATTGGGGAAAGTTTGTTAGTGCTGAAGAAGCATATCCAATATGTACTAGAAACCAGCTAATCATCCTAGATCGGCACATTACTTTGAATAAATAACTAAAACATCCGATATTTTCGTGAGACCTTTAAACTTTAATACCTGGAATTCTTTAAATGAGACTGTTGCATTCGATCCCAGTGCAAACTATCCAGACAAGACATTTGGTTATGCTTCCGGTTCAGTCGATGCAGCTAAAGTAGTTGCCGGCGGCGCTGGAGGAAATTGGGGCGGGTCCATGTCAAGAGCACTATGGTTTGCTCGAGTAGCCGATGATTGGGCCAAGGCCAATGGAAAAACCGGATCACTAATTACTTCTCAAAAAAGATCTAGACAAAAGACTGATTCAGGCAATACATCAGACCATTATGAGGGCAATTCGGATGCATATGCAGTCGATATCGCAGCTGCTGGTGCTGAAGGAGACGAGATACTTGCGTATATTATGCAAAAGTTTGGATACCCAGAATATAAAGGAGGTTCATGGTTTAACATAACAATCAATGGTTATCGATACCAGGTAGGCTGGAGAGTCAAAAACCATTTTGATCACATCCATGTAGGGGTAAAAAGAGTAGTTGGCGGAAAGGATACCCCGACTGGAAAAAAGGGAACATTTGGTGAAAAGATGGCGAGTAACTCAGAAGTAGTTGCATGGTTTGCTAAGCATGCTTCGAATGTCACACTGAGTGGCGCTTTCATTGATAACCTAATAAAGGATGATCCTGAAAAGCCTAAGAAACTAGAATGGTTTAAGAAAAAATTCAATGTCACTGATTTAGGTGATCCAGTTAAACCTAAATCATCTAATGATATTGTAATAACTGCACCTGATTGGTGGATATCAATGACTAAAAAAGTAATAGATAATTTTGAAGGCGGTTATTGGAATCATTGGGAGTGTAAAAATCATCCATATTCAGCAATGTATGCAAATTCTGGAGAGACCTTATTTGGCTTAGACCGGAAGGCTGGCCAAATAGAGAAGATTTGCCCTGCCGGTAAAAAATTCTTTGCAATTATTGATGGAGAAAAAGCAACACTAAAGGATAAGTTTTGTGAAGTATGGAAATATAACTATCGTGGCGGAAAGTTAGAGGACGAATTAAAGCTTCTTGCTGCAGAAACGATGTGGTTCTCATACAATGCAAATATGGAAGCTTTTTCAAAACATCCGGAAACTAAGAATAGGATTGAAAAAAATAAGGGCTTGGTTTTACACATGTCATATGCTTGCTGGAATGGTCCAGGATTCTTCCAAAAGTTTGTCAAAGCTCTTGAAAAAGGGGTAAAAGAGGGAAAATCAGACAAACAACTCATTGAGATTGCTAAGACTACTAGAGCAGCCGCTCTGTCAGGTTACTGGGCAAAAGGATCAGCTACTGTAAATAAGTTAATTGATAAAGAGGCAGGGCTCGCATAATTTCAAACTATTTTAAAACTTTATCCAAGACATTGAGTTTAATATTCTAAAATTAAACATTATGTCTGAAGAAAAAACAACAACCGAAGAACAAGAAGTATTGATTGAAGAGACTCAAGATGCCATGCCAGAAGGAGTACATTTCTTAGAGGAACCTCAAGCAGAACTTAGTGAATTAGATGCTGCCATTCAAGCTAGAATGGGACATTTTCCAATTGAGATCTCGCCAGCAGATCTAAAATACATTAAGAACCTACTAAACAATAAGATCGAGTGGAAAGGGCCAAACGAAGCATACTTGATGCTAATGTCACTTCTTTCTATCTCTAGCGAGCTTAAAGAAAGAGATTCTCAATCAAACGAAAGAGTGTCAATACACCTTCCTTCTACTACTCTTGAGTCAATCAACTTTTTCTTAAATCGAGTTACTGGTAAGGGTGAAGAATCTGCACATAGATTATTTGCAGTATCTATGTTGCTTCGTCCTGCAATGGAGCAAATTAAAAAACTTGACGAAGTTATTGAAAAATTACAATCTGAGGAAAAATAAATCATTACTTAGATAAATAATAAAAAAGTTTATTAAAGATGAAAGTAAAAAACTTTGCAGGGTTTATGAAAACTCGCAGAATGAACGAAAGCGACGGCATGGAAGGTGCTGAAGACACTGGATACGGAACTAATCCTGAAGAAGAAATGAACATGGGATATTATGGGTATGGCGCCAATCCTGAAGAAGAGGAAGAGCCTGCTGAAGGTGAAGAGGGAGAAGGTGAAGAAGGAGCAGAAGAGGAATTAACTCTTGAAGACCTTAAAGCCATGATCGATGACCTAACTGAGAGAGTTAAGAAACTTGAACCAGAAGAGGAAGGTGAAGAGGGAGAAGAAGGTGAGGAAGGTGAGGAGCCTGCTGAAGGAGAAGCTAAACCTGCAGAAAAGGAAGCCAACATTTAATTAAAAGCGTATCATACACTTAAAGCGAATGGAAACATTCGCTTTTTTTGTCAAGATAAATAACAAAAAATAAAATATATTATGTCTGCAAAAAAATTTAATAATTTTATGAAAATCGGCCGTTTAATTGAATCTCAAGATGGAATGGAAATAGGATATTTTCCAAAACCAGAAGACTGGTCTAAGGAAATGAGCAGATCTGCCAGTATTTATGGAGCAATGGATGAACCTGAAGAGTTAACCTTAAATAGTCTTAATTCAAAGATTAATGATTTAGAATCAGAAATAGCTAGGCTATCATCAAGACTTGAACAATTAGAATCTAATGGGAATAACGATTATTAATTTTGATCAATTCGTAACTTCCATTAAAACTAACGAAAATTCAGACCTTGACTGGAGCGATAAGAATTGGGACGAAGCGGGCATGGATGCCGAAAATCCACCTAACTCTGGTCTGGAAGGAACTAGCGCAGAAACAATGGATTATACTGCAGGTGACTATGGAGAAACCAGTGATGAAGTAGAAATTGAGGAAGATGAGACTGAGGTTGATCGTACAGCCAAATCTAAGGAGGAGACCGATATGATAAAAGCCTTAATTGACGACCTTACTGATCGTGTATCAAACCTTGAAAAAATAAAACAAACGTAATTTCTTAAATGTGTCAGTTAATAAGAGTAAAGAGCATTCCTCTTTTTGAGGAATATTGTAGAAAAAACGATATCGATGGTAAAGAGATAGAAGCGATTGTATCTGACATCCCATTAAAATTAAAAGTTGCTTCAACTCAACAGAGCCAAATTAAGGGTTATAGTGGAGCCATGGACGAACCTTCTGAAAATACTGGGATGCTTTTTATATATGATGACGATCAGCCTCTTTCTTTTTGGATGAAGGACGTCAAGTTTCCTCTAGACATCATCTTTTTTGACAGCTATATGCGATACATTGACCACCATACAATGGATCCAGGAAATGACGTAGACGAGAAAGACCTTCCGCAATACCATTCTAAAGAACCTGCAAGATTTGCAGTAGAACTTCCTGGCGGTTGGTGCGAAAAAAACATGACACCAGATTGTAAACTTTCCTTTTAATTTAGTACTATAACTAAAAGGAAAAACTATGCACCATACCCAAGATTTTAAAGAACTTCGAGAATTCGTCAATGAGATGAATTCGTCAAACTCTACAAATCACAAAGTTGATATTTTAACCAAATATCAATATCATCCATTCATTAAGAGGATCCTATTTTATACATATCATCCATATTGGAACTTTGGTGTGACTTCAGATAATCTTAAAAAACGCGAAGATCTTATTGCTCCAATGGAAGTATATGATGACTTTTTTATGATGCTTGACGATTTTAATAAGCGCAACTTGACGGGTCACTCTGCGATTGAAGCAATAAATCGTTTTATTAAGGATTATGAAGAGTGGGCAGATCTAATCTACCAAATAATCGATCGTAACCTTGAGACCCGAGCGACAGTCACTCTAATTAATCGAGTAAATCCTAAATTTATTCCAACTTTTGAGGTTGCCTTGGCTCATGACGCGGCTAAAGTAAAGGGCGTAGATATCTTCGACGGTACCTGGTTCGTTTCTAGAAAACTAGACGGAGTCCGATGTATCTGCTTTATTCAAGATGGCAAAGCACGATTCTTTTCACGTAACGGCAAGGAGTTCCTAACTCTTGGAAAAGTTGCAAAGGAAATCAAACGCTTAGGGATCACTGATCTTGTTTTAGATGGTGAACTATGTCTTATGAATGAAGATGGCTCAGATGACTTCCAGGGAATCCTGAAACAGATACAACGTAAGGACCATACTATCGAGAACCCAAGATACCAAATTTTTGATATCCTACTGCCTGAAGAATTTGCTGGTGACCTTGATTCTTACCTATTTTCTTCTAGAATAGAAGGCCGAACTCAATGGCTAAATCTAGACGATTCAAATATTTTGGAAATGTTACCTCAAGTTAGAATCACTGATGAAGATGCACTTGAGGAGCTAAAGGCCCAATCTAAGGATTCTAATTGGGAAGGACTTATCGCTAGGCGAGATACTCGATACAAATCGGGTCGATCTAAAGACATGTTAAAAATCAAAGAGTTTTTTGATGCGGAATATGTGGTGACTGGCCTGATCATGGGACCGCAACGAGTAATCGTAAACGGTAAAGAGATTGAAGAGGAGATGTTAAGCGCTGTCACAATAGATCATGAAGGATCTCAAGTTCAAGTAGGAAGCGGCTTCACAATAGAACAACGTCGTCACTATTATCAAAATATGGGAGAGATTATGGGAGCTACTATTACTGTGCAGTATTTTGAAACTACGACCGACCAGCATGGAAACCATTCTTTAAGATTTCCAGTATTTAAAGGGAACCATGGAAAAACTCGCAGTATATAATAGCATGTCATTCAATAAGAAAAGAGTACCCGAATTAAGTGAACTAAAGAGAAAACATGCAGAACTTGGAGATGCTTATCTAGAGCAGTTCCTATCTGGTGACGCAATAATTGGTCCAATTGATTCTGGTAAATATTTAGATGATTATATCAAATCAAAGGATCCAAATAAACTTGAACCAATACCTCAAGTACTCTCTCTTCTTATCGAAGCCAAGGAATTGCTCCTAAATAGAGGCAGTTCAAAATACATGGAAGATTTTAATGATCTACAAAAAGTAATTAATTCAATAACAAATAAACAGTAAATTATGTATTACATCGCAAAAGTAAAGTTTGAGACAATTGATGATCAAACAGGCCGACCTAAAAAGATTTATGAACAGTATCTAGTTGATGCTGGATCAATCTCTGAAGCAGAAGAGCTGCTAAAAGAGAGATTTAAAGATTCAATTGCTGAGTTTTCAGTAGTGAGTGTAGTTGAGTCTAAAATCATGGGAGTAGTTAAGTAATTATGAAAAGGATGCCTACCCGAACCTCTGAAAAAGTATATGATGTGCTTTGTAAGTTTGCAGAAGCAAGTCCAAACCATTATGAAAAGGAGACATTTGTCTTTCATTTTGGAGTATTAAGCACCACCTCTTCCAAATATAAGTTAAACTGTATGGATGATGCACAACGCTCATTTATATGTAATGATGAAGGAAAGATGTGGGTTGATGGAAGCAATGCAGGTAGAGTCAATTCGATCCTACGTAAGATCTCAGAAGAAATGGTTTCCCAAAGAGTCAGCGATGAAGTTCAACGTTCCAATTGAGAAAGATACCCTTTTTGCACAGGAGCTTTTTGCTCTCATTTCAGAACACGTATCTGACCTTGCTGATGAGCATGAGAAACTTCCAAACAAGATCATTTTTAGTGGAGCTCTTGGCAAAGAGCTCCATGATTTTATCCTAGACAAAGAGTGGAATTTTAAAGGCTTTGGTCTTGATCGGGTGAATGGAATAGTAGATTCAGTCACCTTCAAGTACGATAAACCCTTTACTCAGACTGAGAATAGGTTCGGTACAACATTTGAAGGAGGAACCTTACACGACAAGACAATAAACGGGATTCCTGGACCGGTGACGGCACAAAAGATAATCTCATCATATTCTCAACCTAGTTTCTTAATAGAGAGAACAGTTAGACCCGAAAAACGAATATTATTAAGTAGACCATGAGCACAGTTCGATTTATCGCTGATCTTCATCTTGGCCACGCTAACATGGCCAAACATCGAGGTTTTTCTTCAGTCGAGGAGCACGATGAGTACCTAATAAAAAAGTGGAACTCTATTGTGGTGAAGAGAGACTTGACATATATCCTAGGCGACGTGACAATGGAATCCAAAAAAGAGTATCCAGTATTGGATCGTCTACATGGTCGAAAGATAGTGGTTGGTGGCAATCATGATAAACCAAATCACACTAAGGAATTACTAAATCATGTAGAATCGATAGTCGGCATGGTGCAGTACAAAGGAATCTTTTTGACCCACTGCCCTGTGCATCCAAGGGAAATGGAATACCGAATCAAACATAACATTCACGGCCACATCCATGAAAACAGGATAGAGCATAAGTTTCGTCTTTTTGGAGTAGCCCTATTTGCAATACCCGATCGACGATATCACTGTGTCTCGTGTGAGCATATTGATTATACTCCAGTGACCTTAAAAGAATTAGGAATATTACGATGATTAAGAAGATACTTTCAATACTTGATTGGGATCTTTGGCACCGCATTAAGGGTGGAAGTCGACCGTTAGATACTGACTATAAATTTAAAAAAGAAGAAAAGATGAAAACTAAAATAATCGAAGTATGTGTGGGAATAGGCGCAAACCAATTCTTTCCAGAATACGTTAGGGTAGCCGTTCCCGTCTTGACAAAAAAGGAGAGAGAAAAACTTTTAGCTAATATGATGAAGGGCGATGTAGAACTAGGGCTTTATTCAGATCAGGCTCCATGCAAGTTTGACCATAATGGAGAGTGTCTTATTTGTGATGCTTGGCCTGACGCTTGTGCACATCAGAGGTATTTAAAGGGAGACTATTCAATTGAGTCAAAGGAGGAACTTGAAAAAATGTTTAACGGTAAAGTATGAATAAAGAAACAAAATTTAAGGTAGGTGAAAAGGCTCACAAAACAAAGGGATATAAATTTCCTTGCACCATTGTAGGTGTGTTTGAAACAATTAAAGGAGACATCAGAGTTGTTGGTGAAATGGATGAGTATGGATTACTACACATCTTCAACGAGGATCAGTTGGAACACGTTGAACAAAAAGTTATGAATAAAGAACAGATTATTAATGAGGCATATGAGAATTATGTTAGAAATACACCAGAACAACATGTTGTAGGTTCAGATTCCGACCCTATGAGACAGTGTATGGTTTGGAAAAGAAAAACAGATTCATCAAGTGGTTATCCAATACTAGAAAGACTTTTACAAGAACAATTCATCAACAAATGTAAAACCGATCCTGAGTTCTCCGAAAAGTGGGGATTGAAAATTGAGGAACGGGAGTTGAGTGAAAGTGAAAGATTATTAATATTTTTGAACGAGGCAGAAAGTTTAACTATACCAACTACAACTGAAGAATTAGACAATTACGAAATC